TAAATGCCATTAGTACATCTTCCTTGAATCTCTGTATACTTTCTCTCTTGATGCGCCTTCGAAGTTATCGACTGGTAACATCAGAGCAATTTCCCAATCATCAATTCCGACTTCAATAATACCACTTCGAACATGGCTCAACAGATATCGCTTTATACAAGGTTTGAATGCTTCGAACCTTGCAGCGCTGTTCAATATATCATAACTCACTCTCAGCTTTGTCGTCTCATCGTAACGTGTATTCGTCAATGTATCGTATAATTTATCCAGCAACAGTATTCGTTCGTTCGGTCGAATGTAATGAAAATTCAAACCGAGGAACCCATCACTATATCTTTCGATTGGTAATACCAACGGAAACTTATCATAGTATGGTAATGAATCCTTTGTCTTCGGATCATACACATAAAAATACATTCTTCCAGGTTCTATTCGATTTACTTTGCGTTTGTCATCCCTGAGAATGCTCGCGCCTCGAATATTCGCTGGAAGCGTTGCTCGTGAAACTTCTTTTCTCAGCCACTCTCGTGCTTTCCTACTGCGCATTTGCATTCCGCCAGAACGAATTTGAGCTGAGATTCTGTCTAGTAATTTTGCCATAGGATTATTTATACTTGATACCCAGTTCATACTCAGTAATCAATTGAAATTCCCAGTTTCTATCCTTACAATATTCAACGGCAGCATTCCATTTGGCTTCGTTCACACCCCAGGTTGCGATTTCATTGATGTATGCTTTGGTGACTTTTTTGTTTTTCTCTGGTGGTTTGGTTTGACTTGCTGGTTTGACTTCGACAACAACAACTTTGATCTCACCTGATTTGGTTTTGGTGCGAACAAGAAAGTCAGGGTAGTACCTGTGCCACTTATTATCTACGGGAGACTTGTATGGAATAACCAATTCCTCTGATGCCCATTCAAGGATATTTGGATTCTCGTCAAAGAACACCATTGCTTTTCTTTCCCACAGGGATCTATACCAAATGTTGTGGACGTCACCACGATATTTGGTTGGGTTTTTTGGAAAGAATTTGCCTGAGTATGCCATATAAATATATATCATCAATCGGGATTGCCAAATGGCGAGAATACGCAAAAGAAGTAGCAGTCAATTAAACAAGCTCAAAGAAGGTAATTATGACTTTACAAGATTGACTTATCCTTCTTTGAATCTTGGAACAGACGCAATCCCAAATTATGTTATATTCTATATCAATCTACCAGAAACTGCTGGGTATGATGTCAGCAAAGTTAAATTTAGCGGCGAAGCATCAAGTTCTGATAGGTTTGCTGGTCTCACAAGAGGAACGGATGCGGTTTTTTATGGGGATGCTGTTGAAACAGGAGGATTGGCTGCAGGTCTAAATGTTGGGGGTGATTTATCTGCTAAATTTGGAAGCGGATCAGGTCCTGATTTATCAAATGTTGGTGAAAGTTTAGGGGGAACAGCTGCAGCTGCCACCATTCAAGCAGGCACTGGCATCGCAATTGCGAAATTATCACAAAACATAAAGAAAAAACCGAAGTACAACAGAATACAAAGTGCGATTGCGTTGTATATGCCAGACACTGTGTTTCAAACATATAGTCATGATTACGATGCACTATCTGTTACTGATGCGACTGGTTTACTTGGAATGGGTCAAAGAGCAGCAGGGGCATTTAATTTACCAAAAAACTTCTCGATCGATGCGATTGAAAATGCAATAGCAGGTGTTGGTCAAAGCCCAGGTGGTCGAGAGGCTGCAGGATATATCGCTGAGCGTTCTGGTTTGGTTAACCAAGGATTCACGGATCTTCTACTCAGAGATCAAGGCAAAGCGTTGAATCCTCAAATTGAGATGGTTTACAAAAGAACACAAAACAGATCATTCGTTTTTGATTTCAGAATGCAACCAAGATCAAATCAAGAGTCAGTGAACATTAAAAATATTATCAAACAATTCAAAAGGTTTGCAGCTCCTTCTCTTACTGATTCCACTGGAGCATATTTCAATATTCCTGGACAATTTGATATTGAGTTTATGTTTAAAGATAAAGAGAATAAGTTTATTGCAAAAATATCAACATGCGTCCTTGAGAACATCGATGTAAACTATTCATCTGCTGGTCCGTTTGCTACTTTTGATGATGGTGCGCCAGTTGAGATTAACTTACAGTTAAGATTTAGAGAAGTCGACACTCTCACCAGAGAACTGTTCGAAGAAGGCGCGGACGATGAGGCAACGTTCTAATGAAATACTTTTCAAACTTCCCATCAATCAACTATTCATTAGATGATAACGATCTTGAATTCAAACTCATAAAAAATCCTCTAACGAGGGTTAGATTTGTTCGAGAGATTTTACAGAACGTTAAAATATTTTATGAGTATGATTTCTCAGATTCAGACAGTCCAGAAATTATTGCACATAAACTTTATGAAGATCCAAATAGATATTGGATGGTGATGTTTTCAAACGATTTAATCGATCCATACTATGATGTCCCACTTAAAGATGCTGATTTGGATTCTTTACTTGTACATAAATATGGGTCAGTCGCTAATGCGCAATCACAAATTCACCATTACGAAAGAAGAACAAATATTGTAACAAATAAAGATGGTAATATAAGCGAAAACGAATATGTTACTGAACTCCAACAATATTCTTATGACTTTGATACTGGATTGGTGATTGAAAACACATTACCAACTATATCTAATCCAGTATCAATAAGCTCAGAATCAACTGAAGTTGCAAATGATGGTGTTATAATTACAAAGACCGTTAAAGATTATGCAATTAGTAACTACGATTATGAATTAAATTTGAATGAAGACAAAAGAAAAATCAAATTGGTCAGATCAGAATTAGTTTCAGAAATAGAAACGCAGTTTAAATCATTATTGAATAGATGAAACAAGAATTATTACAAAGTAGCAATTTTGAGATTAAAAATCTATCGCTATACACTAGCGATGGAAACAAGATCGATCTTCGCGCATTGGCATTGGAAATTGATATCTTCGAGGACGTCTTTTCGCCTTGCATGACATGTACAATCAGAATCAGCGATGGTAATGATTTAATCTCAATATTTAAGTTTCATGGAAACGAATACCTTGAACTTGAGATAGATAAACCCACTCTTGACGATCCAATCAAGAAAGTGTTTCGATTGTACAAAATTTCTGACAGAGATTTCGCAACTCAATTTCAAAACTATACGTTGCATTTCTGTAGCGAAGAACTGATTCTCTCGCCACAGATATCAATATCAAAGTCATACAGAGGATTGAAAGTCAGCGATATGATTCAGGACATTCTGAATTCAAAGCTGAAAGTCCATAAAGATAAAATCAATCGACTCCAAAAAACGCAAAAAGCATTTGACATCATTGTTCCTAAAATGAATCCCCTTGAAGCGATTATGTGGCTGACAACAAAAGCATATTCAAAGAATGAGAGCCTATTTTTATTCTTTGAGAATCGAGATGGATTTAATTTTGTATCCTATGAGAATTTAATCAAAGAACAACCATATACTAAATTCAGCAAAGACTTTAAAGTTGATGATGATGTTTTTAAGAACATGGAATCCTTCAACTATCTAAAAATCCTTGAAGAGTTTGATGTAATGAAAGCGTCCAGATATGGTTCTTTCTCATCCTCGATCGCTAAGTTGAATTTGATCACAAGAAAAATGGAAATATCACCGTTCAACGCAGTAAGATTCAAAGAAAAGGGTGTGTTGAATAAAGAAGTTACAATGAATGAATTTAAAAACAGATTAGATAAATCTTTCTACACATCGTATGACAACATGTTGAAGTATTCAGTAACGACTGATGGTGACGGAACAAGAAATCAAATGTTGCCAGAAGAATGGTTATCACAAACTGCATCAAAACTGGGACAGATTCATCTGTTTAAAATGGTAGGAACAGTTCCTGGTGACGTATTATTGAGAGCTGGCCAAGTTGTTGAAGTTGAAATTCCTGAGATGGTGCCGAAAGACAAAGGAGTAAATTTCAATGAAACACGAAGTGGAAGATATTTGGTTTCATCAGTTCATCATAGAATTGAAAATGAGATTTTTGTTACTGTACTAGAGTTGATCTCAGACAGCATCAATGAAGAAATGCCTTCGCCGAAAAATAATCTTGAAAAGCTCAGAGAGTTAGCGAAACTATGATTGAAAAGAATTACGCAGGATTAGATGGATTTATTTGGTGGATGGGTGTTGTTGAATCCAGAAATGATCCCCTGGAAATGGGTCGATGTAAGGTTCGCGTGCATGGGTGGCACAGCCCAAGTCTTGGTGACATTCCTTCTGATGATCTGCCATGGGCAGTCCCAGTTAATTCTCTGAACAGTTCTTCATTCGCAACAGCTAAGGAAGGCGATTTCGTTTTTGGTTTCTTCGCTGATGGTAGGAATGCTCAGGTTCCATTGATTCTTGGGATTGTTCCTGCGTTCGCGATTGAGAAAGGAACAGCTGATATTGGGTTCAATGATCTTCGTGATGAAGCTGCGCTTGCCGCTGCGCCAAAGAAAGTAACAGCAAGATCTTATAGTCGAAGCGGAACTGGATCAAAAGTAACAGAAGAAACACCAGAAACATATCCAAAAGAACGCGATCTGAACAATCCAAGCGTTACTGCATTGGCAAGGAATAAAGTCAACGAAACTCATGTCGTAACATCCAGAAAAGAAAGAGGACCAATCTCAATCCCAAGTTCTGGGAAAACAAAATACACAACTCCAGCACCATCATACAATCCAGTCTACCCATACAATCAAGCAATGGAAACTGAATCGGGTCACTCACTGGAGTTTGACGATACACCTGGCGCTGAAAGAATTGAGATGGCGCATAGAACTGGTACGATGTTCGAAATACAACCAAACGGAACCAAAGTTGAAGAAATCGTCAAAGATAATTACACCATTGTTATGGCAGATGACTATGTCTATGTTATGGGTAAGGCGATCGTAAGCGTCGATAAAGATTGCACGATTAAAGTTGCTGGTAATCTAAAATTAGATGTTGGTGGTAATTTTGAGATTAGTGCTGCAGGCGAAGTCAAGATAGCTTCTGGTAAAGATTTCAAAGCATCCTCTTCTGAGGATGTTAAAATTGACGCTAAACAGAAAACGTCATTGAGTGGTAAATCGTCAACACGAGTATCTTCAGCTGGATCGATGGCGATCAGCGGCACTTCAACTTCTATTACATCAAAATCTTCAATCAAAGCGTCAAAGATGAGCGTTGCTGGTAAGGTTTCAGCAACTGGCGTTGGATCAAATGCTAGTGCATTCTCGATACCTGAACTCCCAGCGCTCCCAACTGATATCGAAGATTTCGCAGAACTCATACCAGGTGCGTCTGATATATTGGCACAAGTAAATGAAACCATGGCTCAAATTGATGCTGCAGTTGCAGATGTGACTGCTCTAACAGATACGCAAGCTCTGTTGGGGAAACTTGATGTTGCTCAGTTGGATAGTCTATTAGAACAAGCGACCAGCTTCGACATTGGAAATATCGTAAGTTCAATTGGTGGAGAATTCGGCATCACTTCTCTGATTGGTGGAGCCAGCCCACTCGGATTGGCATCTATGGTCACTGGATTGACGCCTCTTTCGGCAAATATGTTGACAGATAAACTGTTATCTGAAGTCGGACTTCCTGGGGCTGATGGTCTGGTGTCACAGTTTATAGATAAACTACCAGTCGGAAAAATTAAAGAATTGACCAATAGTTTAGAATCTGGAAAAATTAGTCAGCTAGTCACTCAGGCAACTGGTAAAGATGTTGACAAATTTTTAACAGGATTGGCTAAAGATAAAATACAAGATACGATAACATCATTGGCTCCACCGCAATTGAGATCAGTTATGTCATCGCTTGAAGGAATTAATGTACAGAAAGTGTTTGATTCGTTATCTGAAGAAAACCTGGCGAATCTGAAGAATAAGATCGGCTCTGAGCTGGAGAAAAAACTCGCAGATAAAATAAATCAAAAAGTTGGCTATCCAATAATCGTATAAATAGATGAATGCTCAGCACGTAGACTAAATGGAAAATCAAGCTAGAATTTACAAAGATTTGGATCTGGCATTTATTCCTCATCCAATTCGCAAAGACGTAAACAAAAAGATTGGTTACAATGCAGTAATTCAATCAGTTACGAATCTTGTGTTACTCGCACATTACGAGAAACCATTTCACCCAGAGATTGGTGCGAATGTTCGTAAGATGTTATTCGAGCCACTCGATCCAATTAGCGCAAACATTATTGCAAAAGAAATCGAAGACGTGATTTTAAACTTTGAACCGAGAGTTGAGTTGAGTTCCGTCGAAGTTTTAGAAAATATCGATGGGAATGGTTATGATGTTACCGTTACGTTCTTTTTATTGAATTTAGAAGAACCAATAACTACAACAATATTTCTAGAGAGACTACGATAAATGGCAAAACTCTCAGTTTCTGAATTAGACTTTGACAACATCAAGGATAGTTTAAAAGACTATCTTCGCAGTCAAGAAGAATTCGACGGATTCGATTTTGAAGGCTCTGCTATGAACATCCTTCTTGATGTTCTTGCATATAACACGCATTATAATTCGTTTTATTTGAATATGATTGCAAATGAAATGTTCATGGATTCAGCGGCTCTTCGTCAATCCGTAGTTTCTCACGCTAAACTTCTCGGATACACACCAAGGTCAACAACGTCAGCAACCGCAACAGTAAACGTCGCAATCACAAAGTCTATTTCTGATGCAACAACAATTCTGACTCTACCAAGATTTACACAGTTTACAAGTCAATCAGTTGATGGGCAATCTTTCGTGTTCGTTTCTGTTGACGAGAAAACAGTTTCAAATACTGGAACGCTATTCAACTTTACTGGAGTGACCATCAAAGAAGGAAATCCAGCGAGTTTTGTGTTTACCGTAGACAATCTGTCGAATCCAAAACAAATATTTGAACTTCCTGATGCTTCTATTGATACATCAACTCTATTAGTGACTATTCAAAAATCATCAACAGAAATATCCCAAAGAACATATGTTCTTGCTGACGATGCGACTGAAGTTACAACCAATTCAGAAGTGTATTATCTCGAAGAAGGTGATGCTGGTCGGTATAGAATTTATTTTGGAGATGGGGTTCTTGGGAAGAAACTCGACAATGGAAATCTGGTGATTGTTTCCTATATCGTAACAAATGGTTCTTTGGCGAATGGAATTGAGAATTTTAGACTGTCTGGATCTGTTCTTTCGGGATCAACGGCGGCAGTCACAACTTCCATGAAATCTTCAGCTGGTAACATCCGCGAAACGATTGATGAT